CCCTGGCTGGGGGTGATTTCGATACCAGCAATTCACTCCTGCGCGCTGTAGCGCGAGGATGAACGTGGAACTGTGTCGTACTTGTCCTATGCGTGCGCCCGCGTCCGCGTACTCCTCCGGGGTGACAAACTGGTATTCTTGCGCGGTCTTGTCGTTGAACTCCTTACGTTCTGCCAGAGTTTCCAGCGACTCGTTAGACGGCTTCGCATCGCTCACCCGCCCCGCGTACTCCGCGATGGCTTCGAGCAAGGCCGGGTCGTCCGCCCCTAATTCTTTTCCGTATGACTCCCACCATCCGCCCTCGGGTCTTAACCGCGTCCCCTGATGCTTCGCTATCTCTTCAGGCGTAAGAGTTCCCGCAACGGGTGTTGGCGCGGCGGACTCCCAACGGTCAAAATATTCTTGGTTACTCGGCATGAGAGCTCCTCCTTAACTGGACGCCAAAGACTTGCGAACAACCTCCTCCCCCAAGTCCAGCCTTCCATTCTTACTGAACTGCCATTGGAGGGCGGTAGACATGGAGTTGTTCGTATCACACTCGACCATGTCGTTATATTCTTTGATCGCAAGAAAGAAATCCAAGTCCGTCTTATATTCTCGTCGAATAGGAGGTTTCCACTTTCGCCCACATCGTAGGCATAAAACCCAAATGTCACCGTTCATCATCTGGTGTTTAATCACAGAGTAGGAAGACCCCTGTCCTTTTTGTAAGGCTTTCGCAATCACCGCTCTCGGATTATCAATCTGACCGATACACCCGCCTTTTTTATGCCTACACCCTAACTGATAGTTCGCAGCGGAACGATCCCACACAGTGAGACAGTCTCCATTATGCTCGGCAAGTTGTTTTTGGTACTCAGATATTGTAGGCGCAAGCCCAAAAAAATTCCGTAACCATCCCCCTAAACTCATATATCCTCCAAAATGTGTGCTCAAGGCTCCTCCTTTTCGAGTTAGGCTCGTCCCGCTAATAACAGGAAGAGCCTCCTGCACTTCTGATGCTGTGGTGATCGGTACCTGTTTTGGGGATCAGCCAATCGGGTTGCCGACGCCTCGTGTACACTCTAGACTGTACAGTCCGCCTGACCTTCAGACTCGGGTAATGCACCCTCTGCTGTTGGTACTTCGACCGTTGCATCAAACTGGTGTGGGGCATCGAACTCGCCCGCACAAAACTGCTTGAACGTTTCATCGTTAAACGCTGCCTGCTCGACCTGACGGCGCAAACTCTCATTTGCGGCGCGCAGTGCGCGGTGCACAGTACGAAGTATACGGTTACTGTTCCGCAACGTCGTCACTTCACCCTGCAGGATGTTGTTCGACTCTACTAAACTTTCGATGGTAAAAATCTCCTCCGACATATCTCCTCCTAAAATATTGGGTGCCCGCCACGACGAGCACCCACTACGGTTTTACGGAATCACGGTGACGTACACCTGAACGTAGATGAACTGTGTGGGCTCATCTTCCGCCTGGGTATCGGTGCCAATGGTGTTGTCAAAGGTCGGAAATGCGACCTCGATAACGGCTGTGCCGAGTGCCAGAGCAGTGACAGTGATAGTCGCATCGTTAGTGCTCGATGCCACGACCGACGCAACGTTCGGGTTGTAGCCCGCAAAATTGCTGGGTTTGTACCACGCGGGCGAACCCGCTGCGGGATCGTTGTACGAATACGCGGTGAAGTTGCCCACGGGTGAATATGCGTTGTTCTGCACATCTACCAACGCTGCAGTCAAAACTGCGGTTGTCTCGTAGGTGCTTGCCGCGCTCAGCGACAAGGTAATTGCGTACTGGGCGACGGGGAAGCCGGGAGCAGTGCTCACGACACTCGACTTGCCTTCAGTTGCGCCGATGCCCTGTCCGTTGGACGGAGAGCCCTGCGTACCGGGATGGGCGAGTGACCCACCAGAAGGGTTCGACAATGCCGAAGCCCCGGTGCCACCAGACAACACGACGTAAGCTGCTACGCCGAGCCCGTCAGTGGGAACGTGCTGTGGATTGGGATTAGCCATGATGTTCTTCCTATCTAACGCGCTGCATTAACCAGCACGTAACTAAAAGAATTTGGAGAGACTGTGGGCCGAATGCTGAATCCCACGCTCCACGGTGCCGTGCTTTCGCCGCGACCGTCTCTCAAAAGTTCGTTTAGCTGATCGCGGATGCGGCGTCAATCTGTCGCATGCGGATCGTGGTATCCGGCCCGAGCGACGTGGTGAAGTGCACACGATAGCTCGTCCATCCGGGGATCAACCCTTCAGGATCGGCAACAGTCGGCTCAGCGTTCTGCACGATGTTGCACTTGATGTTGCGCCAGTCACCGTCTCCGTAGGTCGTATCGTTCTGTGCGCCAAGATTAATGGCGAAGATACCGTCCTTACCGAAGATATAGGTGCGCAGTGCGGACAACCCAGTCACGCCCTTGTAGTTCGAGGTTTTCGTGACGAGGTTGGTCTGGAAGAAATGAACGCCTGTGGAAGGCAATTCAATAACTTCTGTCAGGTCCACGCTGACCAATTCGTCCATCCGAGCCTGACCCACGGGGGTGTGCTTCAAGATGTCGATTGGACTGTCGTTGCTGTTGTCAGCCAATACGTCGCCCAGGGCGAACGGATGGATGACGCCAACAAATGCCTTGGACGCTTCGTCGAACGGACGCACCGAGCGACCCGCCAGCGACTGAACGCTGTTTCGGATTTGGCTCAGGGACAGTGCCGTGAAGGACGACGTGCTGGTCGCAGCAAGCTGGGTCAACACGCTGGCGTCAATGCTGGACGCGCCGTCTGCGGTCGCCCGCACCAGTGCGCTCAGTGATTCGCCCAAGCGATAAGACATTTCCTTCGCAACGTTCTCGACGGTGCTGTCAATGGAAGTGGCCAGAGACAACGAGGAGAAGTTGGCGTAGTCGGCGTACTCACCGATTGTAGCGGTGGTTGTCAGAACGCTCACAGACAACGAGGAACCGACAGTTCCTTCTGTGGTCTGGTTGGTGTTCGCAGCGAGCGGCACGTACATGAACATCTCGTACTGGTTGCCACTCTTCATGGGCAGGTCAAGACGCTCTGCGCATGCAACGAACGGGGTCTGTGCCTTCAGGTTCTCACGGAACCGTTTGTCATAATACTTCACCGTGGACTGGGGCAAGTTGGAAAGCTGGTTACCGCTAGGAGAAAAACTCATTGAGATTTACCTTTTCTCAGACATTGGCGCGTTGTCGCCGTCTGTCATCCGTTTCCTTTTGGAGGCGGTTGACAGCTTTCAAGAAGTCAGGATTTCTCGCTGCTTTCTTGTACTGGTCGGCGGACATTGCATCAATGTCAGCAAGAGTCAAAGAATTAGCCGTCGTGGTTGTTGACAATCCACTGGCTGAAGACACTCGGTCATTCAAGCCTGACGGTACTTGACTATGTCGCGTTTGCACTGGGACCACGGGAGCAATCCGGCTCTCGGGCACCACTGGCTCCTGCGCTTGCGGAACCACGGACTCCACAGGCACGATACTCGGCCCGGGCACCTGTTGCACAGGTGCTTCGTTCAGCAATCCTGCTGAGCGAAGTTTCGAACTCGCTAAACTATAATTATCGACAGTTGGTGCTAGCTGGTTCTTGAACATCCAATCTGTCAGAGTGGTTGCATTTTCTCTGTCCGTGGCGTTATCGCCCGTCAGAAAATTCTCGTCCTTGGCGAACGAGAGGAAATTTTCTTTGGCACGAAGTTGCAGAATGGTCATCTGCTGTTCGTTTAGTTGTTGGCGTAGTTGAGCAGGAGACACTCCTACAGCGGACTCAAGCAAACGGTCCCGCGCAGAAGCGAACTTCTCCGGGTCGTTCAGGTCCTGAGTCAACTGGAACCGCTCGTCGGCGGTGAGTATCTTCTCTTTGAACTCTACAACCCCTGTGAATCGCTCCGCTTCGGTCGGCAGACCCGCAGTGGGCGCGTTGAGCCGCGCTTCACGGGATACCTTGCGCAACTGACGCAGGATAGAGGTATTCTGGTCAACCAACTTCTGGTTGAGTTCCTCCTGGGTGCGATACTTGAGAACTTGCTTACCACCCATCGGGCGATTGAATTCGTCCAACGGCTGGTATTCGAAAGTCAGTTCCGCCTCGGGCACTACGGGCACGATGGGCGCGATGGGCACCGGCACTTCAATTACGGGATGCACGGTGAGCACGGGTGCATAGGTGCGACGCGCGACGGGTTGCTGTGCTGCTCTGGCGGGCATCGAAGGGTCGACTGCTTCCTCGCCGGGTTGTGCTACGGCTGCGGGGATGGGTCCGTTAAGCAACGCGTTGACCTCCGCACAGAATGCAGGGTCTTCCAATTTCTTGCGGTAGTCCGCGCTCGGCATGTTATCCAAATCTTGCAATGTCAAACTCATAACTCCTCCTAATTTTCTTCGGGCGTGGTAGCGAACTCGTCCTGGTACAGTGGAACTTCCGGGGTGTCGATCTTGCCTGCGCCGGTTTGGTTGTACGCATCAATCGCGGTCAACTCTGCGATGCGGTCCATGACCCCCTGATAGAACATCGAAGCATACTTGACCATGCGATGAGATTCCAGAATGTGCTCCTCATCGCTGTTTAGCAGCTTGACATTCATCAGGCGAATCTCTTCCTCCATCAACCTCTGGAGAGTATCGAACCACTCCTGCTTTACAGCGGCGCACATGATGCCGAGCGACCTGTCGTCCAATTTGAACGTGGGTTTAAACACGTTCGTCCCGTCTGTGGGTCTAATCATTTTCTCCTCCGAAAATAATTGAGCGGGCTTAATTGGCACCCACCCTTGAGCATCTCCGTGCAGCCAGAGGCTTGCGCCCCACTCTTAAACGACTGTTGGCATCTCGCCTTCCAGACCACCCGCGCCTGTGTTCGGTTCACCGTTCACCGCTTCACTCATCCCGCTGGCTTTCGCCGCTTCGCGGGTGATGTCGCGTTTGATTCGGTTGTCCGAGGCTTGGTCTTCCAGTTGCGATTTTTGCTGGAACTTCTGTTGGTCGCCTTGCTGCTTCGCCTGCATTTGCGCTTGCATTTGAGCGGCCTTCGAGTTCGCGTCGCGTTTCTGCTTCATCGCAGCCGTCATCGGCTTGATGATGTCGTTCTTGTTCTTCCACTCCGAGGCTTCGAGCCACATTGTGATGATGGGCTTGTAGTCGATGTATTCCTCGTTGATGTCAGCGAGTGATTGCTGGATCTGTGGGTTGTCGAGAATCTGCGTGAGCATGACCATCGACTGAGCCATCGTGCGCTTTGCAGCGAGTGACGACCCCGCGAGAACCTCATACTCGATTTGAGCATTGTGGAAATCCTGAAGATCGAAATTGTTCAGGAAGTCTGAGCCCTGCTCGCGCCCGAGAATGTGGAAAATCGCGGCATCCGACATGACGTTGAACACAAGCATGTCGATGACTTTAAGGAACGGTTTGAATACCTGCTCGATGAAGTTATCCAAAGGACCATCGAGTCGTGTCGCAGAAGCACCAGCGAGGATGTTTGCACCCCCAGCGGTTCTGCCCATGCTAGAGCGTGGGCCTGCTGACGATCCTTGGACAAGCGTCTGGTCTGCACCTGACGACGACTCGGTAGCCTGCTCAGACTCTTTCAGAGCCGCCCAGATATCGGGAGGCATCTTCGGAGTTTCCAGCAGTTTGTAAGACTTCTCCACGTCCGTCACGGACATAATCTTGCCGAGGCCAGTGCGGATAGTCTGTGTGGGTGCGTTATCGTCCCTGTTGCGCAGATAGATTGGGTTGACGCCATATGACAGAATCTTTAGAATGGCGTTGATGGTGCCTTGGTCGACACGTTGATTCTGTCCCACGATGAGGCCGAGCCCCATGCCGTAAAACGCTCGGGGTCGATTCCACCAGTTCGCACTCAAGAACGGAATCTCGTGAAACTCGTTCTTGCCAACGAAGATGACGAGTTCTTGGTTCAGGACCATAATCTTGCGACCATTGTCCCAATACTCCAAAATCTCCAGCTTCGTCCGATGCGGGTCGGGGCTAGTTTTCTGGTTCGCCCTCTCCGCGTGATGAACAACACCCTCCATATAAGTTGCTTGCTCTGTCTCCAGAGTTTGCGCCCTCGGGGGATTGTTCCAGATCGCGTTCATCTGGTCGAGGGTTGGAAGTCTCCACCCGTCCATCGCTTCGCCCGTCTCGCCATCGGCGATAGCTTGCACGATTGCGAGGCGCAGATCATTGAGTTGATACCAGTCCATGTAACGGACATCGACCACCCAGCCAGCCTTACGAATATCGCTCACGCTCAACTGTGGATCGACTAGGACCTTGTCCAGCGGACGCCACTCAAAGAACGGAATCGGAATAGTTCGCTTGTCCTGAGTAATGTCAGGGGGAGCGTCGGTGGGTAATATTGTCGTGGCTCCGACTGTAGCCGCATCCCCGTGAGGGATTTGCAGCGTGGTAGCCTTACGCTTGTAGGACACGATTTCTTTCCAATCGTAGCCCCACTTGAAAATGCTTGTGCCGAGATGAGCCATCTGCTCAAGGCCCCACTTAGTCTGGGTCTTGAACGCGCACTGGTCCATGATAAACGAGAACATCGCTGTTTTCGCATCAATGACCTTCTGGCTTGTGCCAGGACGCGGGCGGATCAACATCGGCGGGTCGTCGTAGAACAGGCCCTTGTAGAGTTGCGGCACGACTGAGTTGCAGACCTTCGCAACCGTGAACCGCTGAACATTGGGCTCTAGGATGTACGTGTTTTCGTACACAGACATCGGACGGGGCGATTGATACAGAAGGTCAGCGTCGCGCCACAAAAGCGTCCACTGCTTGTTGGCTATGAAAGCCTTTGCCATTGCGGCGGACTGCACTACCAGCGCAAGGTCAACGTCGACGGTCTTAGTCTCTCCGTCCGCCGTAAAACTTTGCGCCGTCATCATCGCGTTCGGATTGCCGTCGGAAACTATGCCAACGCCAACTGTAGGTTCTGACATATTTTCCTCTTCACCTTCAAACTTACTTCTTACCCATCGACGGGCTCTTCCCGTCGTAGCCCATCTGACCTGTGTACATGTCGTAGGTGCTGCCCGCGCGCTTCGTGCCCGGCGAATTGAAACCCGCCTTGCCAGCAATCGTTCCCGGACAACCTGTTGCCTCCACCCAATTACTATTCTTTCTCTTCAGAGACAAGCCCATCAACTTCGCACCACTCATTGCTCCAGCCATAAATTCTCCTTTAACTAAACAACTCACCGAGAGGGTCTTGCGTTGCCGCGTATGCTTCTTCGGCAGCCTGCTGCTCCAATTGTTCTTGAGCCATGTCAGGGAACTCCAGCGCGGCGTTGAGCGCGTTGTACTTCGAATACTTGCCATCGCCGTACGTCTGGTCGTAGAAGGACTTCATCTTCGGGTCGGACACGTACCCTGGAGATGACATCGTCATCTTGCCTTCAATGTCTGCATATGCCCCGAATTGTTGGACTAGGAGTGCCAGCGCGTCCACGATGTCATCGTGTGTACCCGCCGCCGTCCCGAACTTGGACAGTTCGTCGTACAACTCTTCTAGACTCGGACAGGTGTTGATGAACCGCATCCTGTCGTCGCCCAGAAGTCGGAGTACCGGACCCGCCTTGACTTTCTTCGAGTTCAACTTACTGCCTTGCCCGAGCGGGACCATCTCAATCGGAACGCGAACTTTCAATTTGTCCATCTCGCGATAAACTTCGCGTTGGACGTACTTCTCGGCTTTGCCTGTGTCCTCAATGCAGATGCGTTTCGGACGCCATTGGAGTGCGGTCGCGGCGATCATCGCGGGCAGTTCGTATTCGTTGAACTTGCCTCGTTTCATGTCTATGATGTAGAATCGCCCGCCGTAGATGAGCGCGGTGATGATAACCGTGTAGTCCGCCCAACTCTTCGTAGAGTAAGCCGTGTCCACACAGGTGACAATCATCCCCGTTCCGGGAAGTTCGACCGCATTACAGGTGCGACGAATCAGTAGTTCCCGAGGGAACTTGATGACGTGCATCTGGGTGGGATCGTTAAGGTACTTAATGGCAAAATAGGGATCGTTACGCCGCTTCGTGTTAAGAAACTGGAAGTTCAGCGAATGGGGATTAGCGGGCACATTAAACCAGTACCCGTAATCGTGCTCGGTCATCTCATCAGAAATCTTGCCGAATTTCTGTGCCTCCGCAGTTGGCCACCACGCGGCCCGTATATAAATCTTCGTAGGAAATTCTTCGCCATCCTCCGCGTACTTCTTAGAATTTCGTATGACCTGTCCGTACACATCTTCCACATCATACCAAGTTCCAATCAGGTCATAAAATCCATAAGGGTGCAACATGGCTTGGTTGATCGAAACCTGCTTGTTGATGTTCTTCATCCGATCAACAGTCTGAGAGTTCTCGTTTGTAACTACGTCGTCTAATTTCAACACGCCCACATGCCAACCAGTCAAGTTCTGTTCAATAGAAGCAGCAAAGACCGTTGGTTCTTTCAGAACTATCGAAACCGCAGGCGTCTGGTATTCCGACTGTCTCCCGTCATCAGTAGGAATGCAGTGTTCAGGAAACAACACTTGGAATAAACTCGGCAGACCGTCAGACATTGTCCGGGGGTGAAAATCTTTCGCCGTGCCTTCTTCTAGCGTGAAATGGCCTTTTATCTCGCCCACAAAATCATTTGCCAAGGCGAGAACGCCCGTCAACACCAAAATTGTTACTTCAGGCCAGCAGATTATGTACTGGACACAATCGGCCATATCCATAGAACTCTTAAACCCGCCACGGGGCACGAGAAGGAGACGTTCTTTCTGCTCGATGTACGATGTTGCGAACCCCTTGAAAGTTTTCTGGGTGGGGTCCTTTCGTACAAAAAACGAATTGCAGATAGACTCATGGATTGTGTGAGTCGTCCCGTCTGTCCAAACATACTCTTGGTCAGACATATCGCTGTAAGTTTCGAGCAATTTACACAGCGCGAAGAGATTAGTCTGGGCGAGGAAACGATAGCGAGCGACCGCCGCGCCGTCATCCAACCCATACTGCTTGCAACTTTTCGCTAACTTCTCCTGTTGTGCAACCGTCAGTCGCTGGGCGCTATCCTGGGCCATTTTTTCAATCTGGGTTAGAGTACTGGCCCGATACTGGTAATTCTTGTCCTGCAAATGCGTCTGGAACCACTCCTGGAGTTGTTCGACTTTCACGCCCCCTCCAATACTCGATGTAATCGGCAGCTTTTCTCAACCATTCAGGATTCTCCTGAAATAAACCAATCGCAAAGTTTATATCCTGATTGAGTAATCCGCGATTCTGTCCAGACAAGTGACTATGATCTACGGAGAGCCGTTTGCGTGGGGCCTTGGGCGGCAATCCACTAATCGCACACACTCCGCTTTGTTGACGGGATATTGCTTGAAACTCACTCCACGTCATGCCATACGAGTGCTTCAACCAACTGTTCCAATGACTCTCGGGGTTATCCTTTCGCCATTGCCGAAGATACTCGTTCCGTTTAGTGCGATCTTTAAAGGGCATACTGTTCTCCTATCCGAGAATTGGGCGAGGGGATAGCCTCGCCCGCCACCAGTTAATTAGGCTGGTAGCAAACTTTTACATTCCTGCGGGCGGTGCGCCAGCAGCGACAGGGGCTCCAGCGGCGGGAGCCATCGGTGACGGTGCGGCTGTCATCGGAGCCGCGCCTTCAGCGGGCTCATCTCCTGCGTGCTGATCCATGTGGTCCTTCGCCTCGTCCAGATTGTTGAACATGTGAGTCTCGTCTGGGTGATGAACGGGAGAGTGATGCTTGTGGGTGATGACGTGCTTTCCGTTGTGCGTCTTGGAATGCACCATCTCTTTAATTTCTTTCTTGGGCGTCTTTCCGCCTGAAACCATGTCGTAGGGTGTTGCCATAACTTTTCCGCCTTTGTCGTAAACTTTCGTCTGTTCTGGGGTTAGAACCCGTTCGCCCTCTTTCAAGATAGCGAGTTGGTGTTTGCCGTCGTGAATATTGACCTTTCCGCCTTTGTCGTAAACCAGCGGAGCAGTCGGAGTGGGTTTTATGTCGGGCGTCAAGGGCGGCAGAGAGGATGCGGGTTTCCCCGTGTCCACTTTCATGACGATAGGAGCCTGCTTCACGGGCTCTTTGACTTTCGCCTTCACAGGAAGATTAGTGCCGCCAACGATGCCCCCTTTGTCGTACACAGTCCCGAGTTGGTGCTGCATCTCTGTCGTGTCAATTCTTTTCTCTTTGCCCTGCGAGCCGTAAGGCTTCGCGGTTCCGCCGACTCCCGCACCTGTGCGCGGCGCGCTGGGCGCAGCAACAGGATCGCCCTTCAGAGCATTGGTGCCTTGGCGATAACTCTCGCCCGTGGATTTCATCTCGCCACTCAGACCCGTAGCCTCGTCATTGCCCGATTTTACCG